AAACAAGCCTTAGCTTCAAATACACCTCCATCAGCAATAACCCTAGCCTTAAAAACATTAACTTGCTTTTGTACAGGTGTTATATTTCCCTTATTACTTGAAGGTAATGATATTCCTAATACTAATCTCATTAATGGTTAGGGTAGCCAATTCCAATACCACTTGTTAAAGTGATAGCAGTCGTATTAAGAAATAATGTCATACCTGCACTTACACTTTGTCCGTTTAAAGCAGTAATGTTAGTAGCAGTTCCTGCTATAGTTGCAATTACTGAATCAACAGGAAAGAATATACAATACCAATCTTTAGCAGTTTGTGCAGCAGTTGTAAAAACTTCTGTACCTCTACCTTTTCCTAGCATCTCAAGGAATAATGTGTTATCTGCAATATTTGTTCTCATCTTTTATCTATTTTTAATTGTTAAATTTATATTTTCACTTAATTGATTTTTTAATAAATAATCCATCAAGTAAGTATGAGCTATTTTACTTTCTAAAATTTTATCAGGTTCTCCTGCTCTGTGAGTCCCTGTTAATATACATCCTTTACTGTCAGATGGAACATTACCCCTATGAAATAATACATAGGAACGATTTTCAACATCTTCTATTATCAAGTGAACATATTCTCTACTTGAACTTTCTCTTGCTAATCTAACCTTGCATTTATACTCTCCTCTAGGGATACAAGATACATTTTTTTGGTTATTTTTCCAAGCTAATTCTAAGGTATGTGAAATAAATTCTCCATTACAATAAAGCTTTCCTAAAACAGATTTTTCTGAAAAACAATCCCTGATTAATAATAGGTTAGCTTTTTCTTTTGTTTTCATACACATCATGATGTAAATATTTTTACTAATGCACCTAAAGTTATACTGTATATAACCCACATAGCCCTAACCAAAACCTTTCTCATTGCTGTATTTCTATTAACTCTAGCTGTAACTCCTGTATCGGGATTTAATAACTTTTCAGTAAGCATATCTAACTTAGAATCTATACTACTCATCTTACTGTTAATAGAATTTATATCTTTCTTCATTGATACTATTTCTTCTTTAGTTGTCATCATTAACCTATTTGAGGAGTAAATGTCATTGTCTGTATAGATAAGTTCATGTATAAATTTGAACCTGCTCTATCTGAAATTTCTCTAATCATTGGAAATATAATATCTCCCTCTCTTATTAATGGTTCAGCTATAATTCTTTGTCTTATTCTCACTAATGAGCTATTATTTGATGCACCTACAATATTACAAGTAGCAAGTAAAGTAGGAACAATGTTTGCAGTTGAAGAAGAATTAGGGCTAATCTTACATATAATAACCTCTACAGCATTAGCACCACTACTTGTAACCCAACCATCAATAGATGATATATTTGCATTTTCAGGAGTAATAAAACTTTGACCAATTCTAAAAAAATTCACAGGAGATAAGGAACCTGCAGATAAAGAAGATTGTCCATAATCAACATCCATTATGAATGGAGATTTATTATCTGCTATATCCTCTCCATATTGAAAATTATTAGAACCAATAGTATATCCCTGCATTTTGTAGTTAGTTACACCCATAGTAGCTCTAGGCGCCCATTGAAGTATTCCATCTCTAGCTTCGGAACTTGATCCTGCTCCTTTAGATAATACAGTTTCGTTATTAGCACCACGAAACCCCTTAGGGTTATGTAGGTTTATATCTTGTAAATTTTTATGTTCGTTTGATGCCATATTATTATTTTAACAATTACAATTTGATTTCCCTCTTACATTAGGATTTCCACAGCTATAACAACCATCAATCCCATCATAACCATATATACTATCATAGAATATCATTCCATGATTCTTATATGTATCACTCATACTCTTAGGTCTATTGCTAGCAAATGTAGGATATAATCCTGTTTGGTCAGTACCATTCAAAAAGTCCATCATATCGTTAGCAAATATATCTGCCTTCCTATATGTATCTTGCTTGAATGTATTATATGTATCTTGACTTATTATTCTTGAAAACTCATCTATATTATTAACTACTCCACTAGATGATATATTACTCATAATATCATTAACAACCTCAAATCTAACAAACCAAGACAAAGTATCCTCTAGGTAATAAGTCATAAATGCCTGATTGTTAACAGTTAATGTTCCATCATTATGCTGCTTCTTTAGCTCTGCATAAAACTTTTCTCCTAGTAAAGGTCTAATATGTGCTAACTCAGACAATACAATAGTGTTCTCTGAAACTAATACAGGGTCGGTATTCTTGTTAGTGAAGGTCTTGTCAATTACTTCTCCTGCACTTACTAATGTTTTATATTGCTTAGTATTACCCATATTTTATTGCTCTACAGTTATTTCTTTACTCTCATCAGGCTCACCATCTCCATCATTATCTTTTTCAACCACTATAACCTCTCTATCCGCTACAAACATATCACCATCTTCTAGCATTGGTAAGTCCTCATCAATTAATGCTCTTTGTTCGTTTATAGTAAGAACTTGTTTAATATCTACATCATTAGCGTATGAGATTGGTGGCTCATAATGAATCTTTAAATCTTTAGGATCAAATCCTAGCTCATTATAAAGAACTGTTCTAATACCATTTAATAATAACTCAGAAGTATCTCTAATTACTGTAGTCATTACCAAGTCATAGGCAATTCTAATCTCACTTCCTGAGTTGTTCATTTTTCCTGAACTAACAATGCCTGAAAGTGATGGCTGCCATCTGTTAGCAGTTATAATATTTTGGTCGGTAATCTGTTGTAAATCAATCCAACTTCCTTCTTGGTCATCTTTTATAATCTGAACATTAGCAGGAGATGTATCTCCATTCTTAACTATAAATAAAATTTTACCATTATTACCTTCTCCTACAAATTTCTTTTGAGCTTCGTGAACCATCTTTTGAGCTTCTTCTTCTCCCATATCTCCACTAATCTCAACAATAGCTGAAGGCTGAAATCCGTTTAAGAATTTAGTTTGATTCCATTTTCCAATTTCGTAATCAACACAGATATGTTCTAGTGCTGCTACATAATCAGGAAGTCCGTAAAAGTTAAATGTAGGCTCGTAATCCTTAAAGTGAATTACAAACTTGTTATGTGCTACTCTAGGGTATATAGGTAGTCTTTTTATTTTTTTATCTTGATTCCAATACTTACACCAATCAGGGTTTACATAAACCTCTTTCTTAGTCTTGGACATTCTTACAGTAGTTGCATCTAAATGGTAAAGATTTACACCTCCATCATATATAACGCACTCCATATAAGCATTACCAAAAGTATAGTAATCATCTGCTAACTTCTTAAAAACATCTCTTAGAGATTCTTTATCAGCATTAACATCTTCAATAAATTCTCTTAATGATTCGTTCTCACAAACAAATTTAGCTCCACTTGTAAAGACAGTCTTTTGAGCCAATACACTTCTATGTGTAGATGACTTTCTCTTTAACTCTGCTAAATACTGAGGAAATAAGTTATCTTCGCCAAAAGGAACCCAATCGTTATTAAGCGATTTAAGGTCTTTTACCTCAGTAATACTAGGTGGAACTGTTAAATCAAATACTCCGAACTCAAAGGTGTTATTCTTCTTCTGAGTTTTTCGTAATTGTTGTTGCTGCTTTTTTGGTTGTTGATTTTTTGCTAGTGCTTTTTTCATTTACTTTATCAGTTTTATCTATACAATCAGTTATATTCAATACTTCATAAGCGTAAGCCAATTCCTCCTGACTTAATTCTCCCCTAAAATCTACACTTTTTCTGCCTACAAGTCTTACTCCGTAAGATGCCTTGCTATTTTTTTTGTATTCTGCCATTTCTAAATATATATTTATCAAAACTACATTATTTTCTTTATTACAATCACACATTTTCAAAAAGATATTAATAAGAAAGTGTTATTAACTAACACTCTCTTATCAATAAATTTATCATTAAGCTGCTGTTTCCAAAGTTAAACCTGTAGCTCCAAGAGTTATAGCACCTAAGTATTGTCTAGGAATCTCATACTGAGTTGCT